TAATTATAACTGTAATATTCATATCCTAATTGTTTACAAATATTATCTTTTTGAATATCATTGTCAATTTCTTGATAAACATTAAATAATAGAAGTATAATTAATAGAGAGAATACAGAGATTAATATTCCTAATAAAAAATAAGATGTTGATTCTTCCATTTTAAAAAAATAGGAAAAGGATCATAAGATCCTAGTTCCTGTTAAATCCACATACTTCCTGAAAACATAGCGGTTAAGCCAATTCTTTATTGTTTGTTTCATTTTGGTTTCCTCCTTTATTTATTTTTACCATATCACTAATGTCAACCCAATCTCCAACATTCATTTCTTTGAATTTTAAAAACTCAGGTGAAAGGATTATTCCTTTACTTGTCCCTATATTTTTTATCTGTGTTTTCATATTATATTAATATATATTATAGTATATAAATGTATGGGTATACTATTTATATTTCCAAAGTAGTAACAGACCAATAATTAAACTTCCAAATCCCACTTCCCAATACAAACTAATACCTTCATATAATTCTAAATACAAAAGAAGAGATAGAACTAAAATACCTAAGTAAGCTCGGATTAGATAGATCTTATAGCTTTCATCATAATTGTACATTTTCTTTGATTGTAGGGGGTTTAAATTGGGTTAGGAGTGTTATCTACTAGGGATTGGATGTGCATTAATGTATTAGTGATTTCCTTACCCTTTTTAGTTAATTGAACATATCTTTTTGTATTTTCTTTAATAGTTTTAACTAATCCTAAATCTTCTAATTCATTTACTATTTTAATTGATGCAGTAGAACTCATAGGAACTAATCTTGCTAGTTTTAATATAAACATTAATCTATGCCCATTTTTCATTAAAACTACTAAAGTTTTTGCGGGAAGTCTGAAAGTTAGTGGATTTGAATTGTTTGGTTTCATTTTATCATTTCTAGATTTTAAGGTATTACTTAATAGTAATGATACTTAAATTTAGGGGTTTAAGCCCTTGGTTACCATCGTTACTGAGTTTACCGAGATCCTAACTTATTCCTATATATATATCTAATTCATATAACGGTAACTATGGTAACAATGGTAACAAATACTATATTTTATACTTAATCCCTCCATTTTATTTCTAACCAAACTTTAGCTGTAACTCTTTTTTTATTATCATTTTCATACCATTCCATATTTCTCGCTCCTTTTTTAATATCTTTCTCTCTCATCTTAGTATTAATTTCATAGTCATTCATTTTTCTAAATTTATTAATCTCACACCATTCATCAAATCTCTTCTTAAAATTCCTTATTGTTAACCATTCATCTGGATCTTCTATAATATTTTCACTCCAAAATTTATCAAAAGGATTACTCCTTTCTTCATATCTTTTCATCCTATCATCAATAGTTCCTTCATTTGTAAATTCTCTTTTGTCAAATAATCTTTTCAATATTCTAACACATTTCTTTCCTAGATTTTTATATTCAATATCTGGTATCTCTGCCAATATATCTTTCTTTTCTGTAAACTGATTTGGAAAATCTATGATAATAGGTCTCCTATAAAATCCAACTGTCTTGTCATTTGTGCTTGGTAAATTATTTGTAGCAATAATTATCTTAGCATAATTTATATAATCTAAATGTCCTTTGTTTTTGTATTCAATAGATATTACATCTTGCCCTGTTAAACTTTTTAATACTGATGTTCTCTTCATTTCATTAAAATCTGTTTCACCCATTGTACAAACTAATTTTTTATGAAATCTTGTAAATTCAAATCTTGAATTATTTCCTGTTAGTTTATCAAGTTCGGTAGCAGAACAATTTTCTTCACCAATAAAATTTCTCAACAACTGAAGGTATTTAGATTTACCATTTAATCCTGCCCCCAATAAAATAAATAATCTATGGATAGGATAATCTGGTAACATACAATATGCTAATATTTCATATAACTGTTCTTTATTTTCTTCTCCAACCCATTCAATAAATATTCTATCCATATTAGGTGTATCTTCATTTTCTCCTAAATTCCATGCTAGAGGATTGGATACAAAATATTCTGGATTTGGTTTTACTAATTCTAAATCTTCTGAATTAATATCTACTATTCCATTCTTAAATTGTACCCAAGTTTTAGGTGAGGGTTTAGGTTCTAGTTCTCTTGCGATTTGAGATAAAGCATTTAAGATCTCAGATTTTTCTGTAGATTTTGTCCCATGTATTCCAATGGTATTTCTAACCATAATCAATAAATCAGTTTCATCAAACATATTCCAACAAGGTGCAGAATTATATTTCCATACCCACCATAATTTTGCACGATCATAAAATAATGGAACTTGTTTTATGAAGTTTTTAGCTTGACCAATTCTTGTAAAAATATCTGCAGCTTCTTGTTTATCTAATCCTGCCATCTCGGCAAGTTTTTCTTGTGCTTTTCTTTTAGATTCTAATTCATTGTTCTCTTTTTTTTTCATCCTCTTTTTTAACCTCCATCATTTGAACAAACTTAACAATATCACCAGAAGCATCACAACCAAAACAATTAAAAACATTTTTATCATCAGAGAAAGATAGGGAAGGGTCGGTGTCAGCATGAAATGGGCAGATGGCTTTTCCTTTTTTAATAATAATTCCATACTTTTCTGCCACTTGTGTTATCTTTATTTTATTATCAATAACTCTTCTAAAATATCCTCTTTGGTCTGCGTTTGGATTCGGTGTAAATTTTTTCTTTTTATGATAACCCACTTTTCTAGGATTATTTGGAACTTCAATATCAACAAACTTTTCTTCAAATAATTCTTTAGGATATTTATTTTCAAACCATTGGTCATCAGCTACTTCTTCCATAGCCCCATGGACTAATTCCAATACACCCTTAGCATTATGTTTTCTAAACATACATTTAGTCATCTGAAACCAAATCAATTCATCATAAGAAAGCTCACCTTTATTTTCAATTATCTCGCCGATAATATGCTTAACCATGTTATCAGCAAAGAAGTCCATTATTTAATGACCTCTTCTTTATTTTTTATCTTAAGAATTCTACAACTAGGAATCATAATAAGATTTCCATCCCTTGTTTTAAATTTAACGAAAGAAGCATCAACATTAATAATATCAACAAACATCTGTTGTTGTTCATTATTTTCATTTAAGAAACATATCCAATCCAAATTCTTAGTCTTAGTCTTATCCATTTATCACCCAATCCCCTTAACTATTTAAACCTAAGTTTTAATTTTTAGGTAGTAAAATAAAAAATTAACAATAGTTAATTATCTTCATCAACTTCTTCATCTTCATCGATGTCTTCGGGTTCTTCTAATATAGGATCTCCCATTTGATTAACTGTTTTTAAGGTTTATAAATCTTTATTTTATTTCCTATAGAAAAATATTTAAATATAGTTTTCTTGAATTATAAATGGTTAGAAAATTAAAAAAGACTTCTGTAGTATTAAGAAGGGCTATAGATAAAGAAAGTGTTAAAGGAAAGAAGTTAAGAAGAAATTTAGCTAGGGAAGGAAAAGGAATTATTAAAAAAACAAAAAAGCTCAGAAAAGAAACTAATAAATTATTGAAAAGAGCTAGAAAGTTACAGAAAAAAAAATTATAAATAAGAAAATGATTTTATTTAAATAAAAATTAATTAAACTAGGATCTTCTTCTCCTTTTTTTCACTGCCTTTCTTATAGCTTTTCGAACTTTTTTCCTAACTGCCTTTCTGACTTTCTTTCGGATAGCCTTTCGAACTTTTTTTCTAATTCCATTAACCATTTTATCTGATCCTCCTCAGTATGATATGTGATTATTTCTTTAAACTTGCTTTACAGATAGCAAATGGGTTTCCTTTCTTCCCACTTTTTTTTAAACTAATTTTGACTTTCTTAACACAACTATCTAATTTCTTACCCATTATATTCTACTAATAGCTCTAGCAGTTTCACCAACTAATGCAACTCCAAGAATTGCTCCAATTCCCGCAGTAACTAGACCTCCAATTTTTCGTTTCTTTTTCTTCTTATTTTTTTTAAGAAGCCTATAAGATTTTAATACCATTATTTTAATTTCTCCAACTTCTTTAATGTAGCTCTTGCATCTCTTTTAACAAAACCAGATTGAGTTGGATCTTTTATTAATTCTCTCATAGCTTGTTTTTGTCTATTAGTTATATCTTTTATAGTTGCATTAAATATAGGTTGCATTTTCTGCTTTTGAAATCTAATTCTTAATGCTTTCTCGCTAAATTTTTCCACCATTTTTTCATTACCTCCTCGTACTAAAAGCTAGGGGTTTAACCTTATTCATTGTTCCATTTCTTTGAAAGGGTTTTTTTTGTAAGTTATTATTTTTAATCTTTTGAGCTTCCGATCTCATCATTTCAGTTTTCTCCAAGTTCTCTTCTCTCCTGGCGATATTCTTTTGAGTATACACACTAAGTTTTTGAAAAAAGTTTCCCGTATCTTCTGGATTACTTTTTTCCAAATTCCTAACTCTATTCATGGCTCTTAGTTTTTGTAAACCTGATTTACTAGCTGCATCTTTCTTAGCTTGGGCAGTAGCAACTTCTAAAGCGTTTTTCCTGTACTCTTGTTGGAATACTATTCTTCTTTGCATATCTGCTTCTTTCTGTAATCTCTCCATCATTTCTCGATCTTGTTTCCTTCTCTCGAAATGATTTGTTATTCCTTCTTTTATGCTATCGAAGATTCTCAATTTATCCTCTCTCGATTATTGCTTTCAAAGTTCCTTGAAATAATACAACAATCACGAAGATTAATATTGCTAAAGCTGCGAATAGGGTAATCAATAAAGTAATAGATCTACCACCTGGATCACTAACATAACCATCTGGGTTATAAGTATAACTTACATTAACACTTACTCCAGCATAATTTGAACTTGTATCATTAATTGTTAACTGAACACTTCTTAGTCCAGTAGTTCCAGTACCTGTTTGTAATGTTAACTGATTAGTAAGATTGGGTTGACTCTCATTGGTAATACCAAGTCTACTTATTAATTCTCTTCCCGTTAGATCTAATGTTGCATTTACAGCAGGTGCAGTAACAGTAACATTATCAACCCTAAAAGTACTTGTAGTTAGATTAACTTGATCAGCAATTGCAACGATTAATGTAGCTGCGATGATTGCTCCAACGAAAATTGTAAAAATAGTTTTTCCATCAGTTTTAAAATCAGCCATTTATTATTTTAAACTCCTCATCACTACTAGTAGTTTTTAGTTTATAAATTTAACTTTTTATCTGGGAATTATTTGGTTGAATATCCAAGCTAACATAAACCCAATTATTACAGTTGAGAAAGCCATAATCGCAGAAAATCCTGCGATTTGTAACCCAAAAATTAATATTATTGGAAATGCAAAAGCTATTGTAGTATCAAATCCCCATCTTAATTTTCCTGCAACTATGAAATAAAACATGGCTGCAAAGAAGACTGTAAGTAATACATTTCCAACTATCTCATTCACAAAGATACATCTTAAATCTAATAGTTCACATGGCATTAGTCTTTCCCCCTAGCCCATTCTAAAACTACTAAAGCAAATAATGTCACAATTGGTGACATTATTAATATAGCTAATGGTTGATTTATTGAAGCTAAGTGATTATAAATTAATATAAAATCTGGAACTAATAAAGCAAAAGTTCCAGCCATAGCGAAGAAAATTACTATATCTGAATTTCTAGTTGCAATACCTGCTATGACTACACTAGTAACTGCTAATGCAGACAAACTTGCTACACCTACAAACACTAATGTCCATAAGTTAGTGGTTAATAATATACTTGGATCTTGTAATCCATTTAATATAACTGAGGTGGGACTATCTAAAGTTAGTTGACCTGTTACTAAAAATAATAAATCTATGAAGATTAATATTGTTATGAAGTTAATTAATTTTCCCATTTTAAATTCTCCTTATGAACACCCTTCTCAAGATAAAAAAACTACCTGCTGCTGTTGATAATATAGCTATTCCATATTGTTTACTAAATTGAGCTATACCTGTTTGTGCTACTACTATTGGGTTATCTAACCAGCCAACTATACTAAATATCCATATCAATATTAAACCAGTAATAATTTTACTTTCGCTTGTATCGGTTACCTCTCCCGCACTTAAGAATATTAAAACTAATGTTATGACTGCTATTACAATTAGTAATCTCCAGAAGTCTGTAAACCCATAATCAAAATATAAACTTAACTGTCTGAAGATAGAGTAATCTCCAACGAATTCGTCTCCTATAATCCAAGTCTTACTAAGAGTTATAGTTTCGGAAGCTGTTTGTATAACATATAATCCAGTTATTATTGTATTATTTCCTGTATTAATTGTTTCAGAAATAAATCCTTGTCCTGCATTACTTTGAAATCCAAGTTGACTTCCACTAGTATTAGTTATGTTCATGCTTATTAGAGTTATGGTTTCAGCACTTGTTACATTAAAACCAAACAAGAAATCTGTATTGTTGTTCAAACTATTATTAGTTGGAGTTATTTGGTAACTTGTGTTTTTAGAAATTTCTGTACCATTCACCCCAGTACCAACAACCCCTCCCATAATTACAACTCTTAAATCTGTAACTGGAACAAAGGTAAATACGTTATCAGAAAAACCACTTAGAGTAAAAGTTCCAGTATAGGTAATATCTGGATTAAGAAAATAAACTACTAGTCCAGAACTATCTGTAAAATCAGAAGTTACAGTTATTGTACTTGCTCCTAATACTCTAGTTATAGTTCCCTTAACTCCTGCTAATATATTTCCAGTTGTACTTTCTGTTCTAAACTGTCCAAACAAACCACTAATAGTTGGTAGTAAATATAGTATTTGATTAGTAGTTACATTTGATAATAATGAAGTAGAACTAAATATTCTTTGTTGACTTTCTGCATTATTATATGCTAATTCTAATATAGTATTAACAGGTCTATCAACTGGAGTAAAACAAAAAGCATAACTTGGATTTTCTGAACTATTAGAAAAACTTAATGAACTATTAACATTTCCATTACCTAAAAAATAAGTCCAAGTAGATACTATTGTTGCATTAATATTTTCTTGATTTATTGTTTCATTTCTAAAAGTAAAATTAATATAGTTTTGTGATAATGTAGAATTACATAAATCTAGAACAATATTATCTACTGATTGATTATTTGATGTTGAATTAAAAACATTTACTCCCGTAGTATTTGTTAAATTAATTATCCAATTAAATGTTCTATTTTCTGGTGCAGTTACACTTGGTATTGATACGGCAGTAGTAAAGATTGCACTATCTCCAATTCCACTTCTTGATCCTAAAAAATTAGTTCCATCATAATTTAAAACTCCTGCTATTGTTGTAAAGAGAGTGCTATTGAATGTTATATCTATTGAAAAAGTTTCTGTTGCAGTTTCAAAACTTGTAGTGTTAAATGTTTGAGAATTTTCTGCAAATCCTTCTGCTATTACAAATGTTCTATTATCTAAAGAATCACTATTCTCATTTATATCAAATGCTTCACAAGTCCAGTTATGAGATCCGACAGGTATTTGGGTTACTTCTGTAATTAATGAAATACTAGTTCCAGCAGTTGTGTTTGATATATTTCTTACACCATCAATAAATAAGGATAAATTGTTTAGATTAAGACCAGATGATACAGAACAATCAAATGTTAAAGTAGAGTTAATAGTTGAAAGATTAGCGACTGGTTCGTTAAGTATAATATTTATTGGATTCGTTGAATTTCCATTTCCCCATTGTATATAATCTATTGATACATTTGTATTAGTATCAACACTTCCAAATCTAACTTCCCCAAATCTTGTATTACCTGCAGAACCAGAACCATTAAATTCATAAGTTATATTACCTATTCCTGTATCATTTACAAACCATTCAGTTGTATTTCTTGTCCAATTAAATTTTAAAGTTAGATTATAAAAAGTATTTGTTGCAGAATTGAAAATATTAGAACCAGTTAAAGCCACTCCAGATAGAAAGATGTTTGTTCCATTAATAGAGATAATGTGGATTCTAAAAGTTTGTTCATCTGTTATTAATAATTGATGTCCAACAGAATCATCTATGTCCTGTTCAATTTTTATACTCATTCCAAATTCATCATGGGTAAAATTAACATTTGTTGCAGTTGAATTTGCATGAACAGTTGATGTTTGATTGAAATATAATACGTTATCTCTAACATAAACTTGTCCTGTTGGATTAGTCCAATTCTGACCTGCTCCAGTAGTATTTCCTCTATTAAAATCATCTACAAATGAGTTAGCACCGATTGCTACCCATATATTTGAATTAACCATTCCTACAAATAGTAATACTCCAAGAATAATAAAAATTTCAAATCTTATTTTCATGATAATTTCCTCCATTTAACTGCAACCCAAACCATTACTGCAATTAGAAAACTTCCAATAAAATAAACCATTGTTAATCCTGTTACAAAACAAGTTGGTCTTCTAACTTGTCTCTCAAAAATGGTATCATCATCATAATCTGTTTCATTAAATCCAGTAGTTCCAGGACAATTTAGAAAAGTATTATCTCTAGCAGTATCTAAGTTTTCTTTTAGAGGTTCAATAGTTGCAAAAGAAGTTATTATAAAAACAAAAGCTAACATTAGTAAAGTTAATCCAATTATTCCTGCTTGTCCTTTTTTTTTTAACATTATAAGAAACTCCTTTTTTTTCTAAACTTCTTTACCCTTTTTATTAAATCTTTATCTTTAGCTCTTCTAAACCTTGCTGAAGGTTTCTTAAGATTTTGTTTTGCTCTTTCAACTTGATCTTTTAGAGTAGCAAATCTAACTCCTCTTTTTGCAACCGAAGGAACTTTTCTATCAGGTACAGAAAAATCAACAAAACTTTCTCCAGATGTTTTAGAGAAAACTTTATTAACCTTTAATGCTCTAGTCTTACCTTCTTTAACACTAAAAAAATCCCCCCTAAACTTTTTATCTAATTCTCTTTCCATCATTAAGGCAGCGGTCTTTGGATCTTTAGCAAACACATCCCAATCAACAGTAGCTTTCCTTTTTAGAGATGTAGGTAATTGAGCATTTTGAGCCCTAGCTCCATGAACAATTCTTTGAGTTTTAGCTAACCTCCCTCTAATAACTCTATTAATCACTTCCCTATTTCTTTTAAATAGAGCTTCTTTTTCAGCATCTGTAAAGTCTTTCTTTCTTAATCTTTCAAAAGGTGTTACCATTCTTTTTTCCATATCCTCCCCATTTTACCAAATTTTTTCCTAGTTTTACTTTTAGGTCTTCCCTTCCTTAATATTTCACTTACTCTTTCACCTATTGTTTTCTTTCCCATTATTTTTTTCTCCGTCTTTTTTCATAAATTTTTTACCTACCCAAATTCCAAACCAAGCAGCCCCAATTACAATTACATCTCTTCCAAGAGTTTCACCTGTAGATTCTAATGTCATATAGTTATCCTCCTAGTTCTCCTTAATCTACTAATCTCAGCACCCACTCTTAATTGTCTTTTTTCACCCAATGTATCAATAGCATTTTTCCTTCTTTCTATTATTCTATTTTTAAATGGTTGTTCTTTTCCTTTAACAATCTTCCCTCTCCATTTTCGTTGAGTAATTTGAAAGTAGTTTCTTGGAAACTTAACTAAAGGTTTCTTAGCAGTCTTATTTGTTTTTTTTATTTTAAAAGTTTGACTAATTGTCCTATCAGTTACAAAAGCTCCTAAATCTCTAGCTTGGGATTTTGTTAAAGGTCTTATATTAGCCTTTTGAAATAATGGCTTCCCCCTTGTTGTTGGTCTTTTTACTTTTAATCCCTTCAACGATCCTCTTTTAACAAAAACATTATAACCTGTACCAAGACTTACTGATTTTCTTTTTAAAGGTTTCTTCTTAGTTGTTTGTGATCTAAAGGGAACTTTTGGAGGAATAAGAGTAGTAGGAGGTTTAACTGGGGGTTGTGATGGAATTCCTGGAATAAATGGAGGTTTAATTGGTGGTTTAGTGGGAGGTTGACTAGGGGGAAATATTGGTGTAAAAGGAGGTTTTGTAGGAGGTTGACTAGGTATTGAGGGTATAGGGATACCTACTTTTTTTTGGAAAGGTTTAATTGGAGGTTGAGATCTTAATCCAGTTCTTTTTAAGGGAGGTTGAGAAATTGGTGCTTTTCTAATTAAGAAAGGTTCAGAAGGTTTTATTTTTACTTGAGAAGGTAATTGTGAAGGTTTGGTAAATGGTTTTTGACTAGCTTTGATCCTAGCTCGTTGAAGTATATTAGGTTCTCTAAATTTTATTTGACCATTAACCTTCTTAGAAATCTTAATCCCCTCCCCCAGAGCCTTTGCAGGCTCTACTATTTTAAGTTTAGTGGGCTTTTTAAACTTTTCTATTGGAGCAGGAAATGGTTTTCTACTTATCTTTTTACCAAATATAGTTTCAACTCTTTTTATTTTACTCTCCCTAAAGAAAAAAGATTGTCTTGCATTTAACTCAGCATTTCTAAAAATCTTATTAGCTATGGTTTTAAAATCTTGTAAGTCTTTTTTATATTTACCTGTTGCAAATCTTTTAGGGTCTGCAAATGCAGCAACCAATTTTCTTTGAGCTTGTAATCCTATTCTTTGGATTATAATACCTTCTGGTGTTCTGATTATATAACTTCTTGGGCTTTTCCATGATGGAACTACTTGGTTTATATTAGCAAATAATCTATCAATATCATGGAATTCTATTGCTTTCTTACCTCCAATTGTAACTTGTCCCCTAATATTTGAAACTCTTGGAACTCCTGCTTGTTTTAATTGGTTAGCAAGATTTTTAGCAGCATTATTTGGAGTACCAGTTTCTAAATACAAGTCCATATCTCCTAATTTCCTTTGAATTCTAACCTGACCAGTTTGAGCAACAGAACCTCCTACAACAACATTACCTTTACTATCTCTTAAAAATTTTCTTATAACTTTTTGAGCATTTGGGTCAGGTATACTTTCAATATTATCTAATTTAATATTTCTAGCTTGTGGTTCAAACCTACCAAAAACTTCTGCTTGTTTCATATAATCTTCAAATGCAGCCCTTTTATTTGCAGGTAATTTAGCAAGTTCTGAATTAAGTTCAGCTTTTAATTCTTGTCTTAATAATCCTTTAACCCCCAGTCTAGTTCCAATAGAAAATGGTAGAATTTCTCCAGTAACAATTCTTCCAGCTCTCTCAGCTTTCAGTTTCTTACTTGGTTCACTAGCTATTTGTAATCCTACATTTGCTAAATATAATCCTGTTAAGAATTTAGACACTGCTTTCCCTCCTTTTTTCTTTATAGAAGTAGGAACTCTATTTAATATTCTTAATCCACTTACTGCTGATAAAGCTGCAGGAGTAAGTGTATTTAATGCTGTTATTGCAATTATCTTTTCTGGATCTTCCTCTATTTCTTTTAAACCTCCCACTATAAATGATTCTTGAAAATCAGAAATCTTTTTTAATTGTGTTTTTTGCTTTTCATCTAGTCCTTTAATCTTATCTATATTCTCATCACTTAAAGTTGTAAAAGAAGCTATCTTTTGTTTTGAAAAACCTTTTTCTTCTAATCCTTGAAACAGTGCTTGAGTTGTATCTGAAGGTCTAACAATCTTCCCCTTACCAATAAATAAATCTGTTGCAGGAACTCCTACACCTATTCCAACAGGCAGACCTGGTACTAAAAACTTAGATATTGAAGGAGGTTTAATGTCTCTAGGTAATTTGATGTCTCTAGGTCTTTCAACTAATCTTACTAATTCAGGTATAGCTTTTACTCCAGGTCTTTCAATTACCCTTAATTCTTCTCTTCCTTCTTCAAGAGCCCTAATCCCTGGAATAATTCCAGGTGTTATTTTTTTTAAAGTAGGGGTTTTAGTGAATGGAGTTTGTACAATTTGCAATCCCTTCTCTAAACTAATAGTCTGTCCTAATACATCATCCCTAAAACCAACTAATACATCTTCTCGAATGACAGGTCTTAATCCTTGTTCTGCGGCAACATCTAATGTTTTTTGTAGTTGAATTCCCGCAGCAGTTGTAGTAATTCCCTTTCTAGCTATTTTTTCTAACTCAACTAATCTGCTAATAAATCCACTAACTTTTGCTTTAGCTTGACTTATTGTTTTTGCAGATTTTTCTAAAGCCTGTTTTTGTTCTTGGAAAGTTCCCTTTAATTTTTGTTCCTGAGCTAATCCTCTTCTTGTTAGAGACCTTAGTTGAGCAGGAGTAAGTTTTAGTTTTCTTTGTGTTTGCTCTAATTGTCTTCTTTTTTGTTCAATTAACCTTTCAGTTTCAGCTATGTCTCTTTGTTGAGCTTGAGCTTGGGGTCTTGCTTGTTGTACTTGTTGTCTTAATGCTCCAAGTTGTTGTCTTGCTTCACCTGCTGATACCATTTAACCTTCCCCCTGACTACCTAGTCTTAAAAGATTTAAGTCTCCAGTATAAGTTGCTTCTCTACATGGTTTACCCCATATAACACAATTGTCTGCTTCTATCCATTCATCCCAATCCATACAACCTATACAATATTTATCTGCAAAATACATCCCTGCACCAAATACCAATGCAAACAGAACTATTAGAAATATTAATTTACCAATCATTTTTTCTTTCTCTTCAATATCTTTAATTCAACAAATAAATCTTTATCAAATTTGATAGTAGGATCTAGCATCTTAATTTGCTTCTTAGGAATAGAAACTGAAAGTTGCTTGTTTTTTTTATTGACAAATACCTTCCTTATTATTTTCGACATAAAGAGAAACTCCTCAATACTACTAGTAGTTTTTAGTTTATAAATTTAACTTTAAAAGAAAAACCGAACCACGAAACTTGGAGAATAATGGTTGGGTTTTGTAATAGACTAAAATACAAAGTGGTAAATTCAAACAAGTATAAAAACTTATCTAATTTTTGTATCTTCTTTTTCTCTTAACTCTTTTGCTTTTTTAGAAAAGGGGGAGATAAAATTCCCTTTTTCATCCCTAGTCCATTTAATCTGAACTCTTCTAATTTCTGCTGTTACTTCTGTAGGTTTCATAGCTTCTTCTTGCCATTCAGCCATTTTCTTTTTAAAGGCAAGATCAACATCTTCTCCATTAATATTGAAATTATTTTTAATAAGTTCAATCATATTAATTCCTTTATCCTTTTCATTAGTAAAAGCTTTTATAGAATAAAGAGGATCTTCTGCGAATCCTTCGTCAAAAGTAAGCTTAGCTCTAAGTCTCTGTCTGACAAATTTCTTTTTCTTTCTCTTCATTTTCCTACATATTGCATTAGAAAAGCAATTCCTATAATAACCATTATTCCTATTGTAATTAATGCTTTTCCGTTCATTCTCATAGGTTCTTTCTCACCCATTCTAACTCTTTCTGCATGACGGATTCCTTTCATTACATGATCTTGTAATGTTGAAAATTTCTCTTGCATATCTTTGAGATCCCATTCTTCTTTTCCAATAGGAACAACATTCCATTCAGGTATGATAGCCAAAGGATATTTTTCCTTACCCAATCTATAAATACAATCTCTATCTTCATGGTAAGTCTTACCATAAATATTAAAAAAACCTTTTCTTAATTCAACTTCCATTGGTTCTGCTATCCCATTCTTTCTCAAATAAATAACTGCCGTTGTGTTTGGTTTTTTTAACCTACTTTTTCTAAACATTTTATCCCACAAAGTTTTTTTCTTTACTTCCTTTTCAACAGGTTGAGTTGGTTGGGTTGGCAATCTAGGAAAAACTTTTTCTTCTAACTTAAAGTCTTCATTCATTTTCTACCCCCTTTCACATCAGGAAGGTTTTTTATTCTCTGCCGAGTAGCTTCCATCTTTTTTGTAACGTTAAGGTTTTGTACGAATCCATTATGGCTCATTCCACTATCACTAATATTATTAATCTTCTCTCTAAAATATAGGGCTATTTCATTAGTAATACCTAATTTCTTAGCGATTTGATCTAGGTAATATTTAGAAATATCTTCAATATCTTGTAAGAATCTCATATTAAATACTGGAGTTCCTAATTCAGATACTGTCAAGAAAGTTACTTTTTCTGGTGAATCAAATTGCAGGGAGTTAGCTAAGAATACGTGCTGATTAAATTTTTGTTCTGGTTCTGGTGAACCATAGGCATCTTGAAATTCTTGTTGGTTTAAGAATTGTTCATGTTGGGTATCTTCTGATTCCTCTTCTTGAAGCCCTTGCATCTCATCATACATTGCTTGTTCAAATTCTTCATTATCCATTTTACATCATTGTCCTCCTTTCATCGTATACTTGTTCAATTTTATCTGATATTATAGGTATCTTAGGATTTTCATATATCTTAGTGGGTATAATGTTTCTAATATTTTGAGCCATTTGAGGATTATTCTTAGACACTTTAATAAAAATTAACCATCCTAAAATTCCTATTACTCCTAAAGCTATGAATCCTTGTATTATTGGCATTCTTTTTTTGCTAGCCTCCAACCAGTTCTTTGAAAATCTTTGATAATATCTTCTGCCATTTCTTCTTCAGTATTGAAATTTGCTATTTCTTTCATTAATTTCATTTCTTCATTTCCCATTTTCTTTTTTAATTTACTACTATCTAGTTTATCTAAGTCCATTACTTGAGGTGTGAATCCTGTTTCTTGGCTCATCATGTAGATCTTTCTACCTTCAATATTTACTTTTCTCAAAGCTCCTCCTGTTATAAAAGATAATTTTATCATTTGTTAATGTAACTTAATACTCTTTCCAGCCAATGCAAAAAAAGTTCCTATCGGTACTGCAAGAGTAAAAATTAATTTCCATTTTAATCCAGGTGTAAACCAGAATATTGGGACAGCAAATAAAATAGTTAAGATTGCAAATTTTATCCAGGGGAATCCATAATCATCATACATATTCAATCACCTCCTTCTCATCTTGTGAATAGTATTCTTCTTGTTCCCCCTCGGAAAAGTTGTTCGTAACTAAGACTATTACACCTATAGCAAACGAAACACTAGCAATAACTTCAGTTGTTAGGTTATTAAGCCCTGTAATCCCATTCGAAAACATAACTACAGATAAAACTATTAATAATATTGCACTTAAATTTTTAAAAAAATTCAATTTGGACAGAGTTTCTCCTACAATTATCCCTATAATTCCAAAAAATAATATCAGTAATTCTAATGGTACTGGCATTTTAACTTAACCTCTCATCATAATTTAAGTAAGGAAATATCATAGTTATTGCTCCAATTCCTATAAATGTCCAAGTTATTAATGAGTGTAATAAATTATCATTAACTAAAGGTGATCCATTATTAGCAAAGAACAAACCTGTTGTTATAAATATTATCCCTGCTAAGAGTATCATATATTCTTTTTCCCCATAAATTCCAAATATTAACAAAACTATAGCCAATAAAATCCCAAATATATAAACAAAGGTTTGAATAGAATAAACTCCTAAATAGAATCTTTTAATATCTGTTACTTCATTTCCAGAACTATCATTAGCCCAAACCTGTATAATATGGAATCTATCTGATTCTAGATTAGATAAAGTTATGTTTGGAATAAATGTTGTATTAGCATCATTATTAAGTCTAAATTTATATGCTTGAACAACTCCAGTAGAAGTAATATTCAAAGATACATCTGTAGTAGTTATTGTAGAAGAATTTAACGGAAAGATAATATTTATAGATAAACCTATACTTGTTATATTAATAAAAAATATGGAACTTGTAATTGGATTTCCATCATTAGTATCATTAACACTAACATTTAAGAAATAGATAGCAACTATATCTAAGGCTGTTACATTTCTTATTCTTCCATCTCTAGTAATATTAAATACAGAAGAATCATTTAAGAAAAAAGTATCTACCCCTGAAATATCTGTTGCATTTAGATCAAAGAAAAAACTTGTATTTGCTGTTTGAGTATGATTTTGTAGGTTATCAAAACTCGGAGCTTCTGTATCTACAACAAAAGTTATTGTTTCTGAATTATTTAAATTGTTAGAAGTATCATTTGCAAAGAAAGTAACTGTATGACTTCCTTGTGCCATGGTTGTATTAATAGCAGACCATTGAGTAATATTGGCAGTTGTATTAGCCATTGTAAAGTTATCTACACCTCCATTCAGAGAATAAATTACATCGGACATCCCTGTTTCATCTAAGGCAGTTACATTAAAAGTAATAGTAGTTGTAATGAAAGATATATTAGTAGGGCTATGGATTGTTAAATTAGGATTAATAATATCTGGTAAAATTATTGTAGAGTTTTGAACTTCAATATTAATATGTGTTGTATTTGTATTTCCTAAACTATCATTAACTTCTAATTGAATGCTATAATTTCCGATAGGTAATAATGTTGTGTTAGTTAATACCCCTCCTGTAATTGTAATAGTAAAGTTAGCAGTATTGTTTATAGCAAAATTTTGAACCCCACTACCATCATCAGTTGCATTAATATCATGAGATAAAGTATCATTATCAAATAAAGTTTGGTTGGAGAATTGTATAGCGGGAGCTATAGTATCTATGAAGAATGTTACATTCTCAGAGTTGTTAAGATTATTAGAAGTATCATTAGCGTAAAATATAACTGTATGAGAACCTTGAGCCATAGTTGTGTTTTCAGCAGTCCATTCTGTTGGACTTGTTGATAGATTATTCATAGTAAAGTTATTTAATCCCCCATCTAAAGTATACACTACATCACTCATCCCATCATCATCTACGGCTGTAACATTAAAACTAATTGTAGTTGTTGTAAAGGATATGTTTGTTGGACTGTTAATAGTTACATTTGGATTGAAATTAATAGGTGCTGTTGAATCCCTAACTTCTATCCCTACAATTGTGCTATTCAGATTTCCTAGAGTATCATTAACAGAAACGTTAACAGAATAATTTCCAATGGGTAACCCTGAATTATTTCTTAAAAATCCTGTACTAATTGTAATGTTAAAAGGGGAAGTCCCATTAACAGCAAAACTTTCAACACCAACGCCTAAGTCTGTACCATTAATATCATGGTTTAAACTTTCGTTATCCAAGATAGTTTGATTAGTAAATTGAATTGAAGGAGGTAAGGTATCAATCCTAAATGTTACTGAAGAACTGTTTTCATTACCCGCAGAATCATTAGCAAAAACAGTTACATTATGTAAGCCTTCACTCCAAGTTATATTAGTTATATTTGTACCACAAGCGATAATAGTTCTATCCGTCATAGAATCATTATCCCATGAACAAGTTTGAAGATTAATGTCTGAAACTGTGAAGTTAACATTTACCAATCCTATAGTGTGATTTGAGTTATTAGCTGGAAATTCGATTGCTATTGCTGGAAATGTTGTATCTAAAGTAACTACTCTAGTTTCAGTAGTGTTAACATTATTCAAAGTATCGTTAGCTGTTGCATTGAAAAAATAAACTCCATCTGGTAAGCTAGTTACATTAAAGAATAAAGGACTAGAAGTAGATAGACTTGTATTAATAAGATCCCTGCTAGCATTAAATAATCTTATAATAATATTTTGTAAGTTTGTATCTGAAGCTGTTACATTTATTTGAATATGAGACTGGGATAAATTAGTTTCGTTTGCTTCAGTTATAGGAACAAAATTAATATCAGGATTTATACTATCAATAAAGAAAACTACTGATTCACTATTGTTAATATTATCAGAAGTATCATTAGCATAAAAGGTTACGTTATGTGATCCTTGAGCCATAGTTGAATTTACATCTGTCCATTCATCAGGACTTGTAGATAAATTTACTAGACTTACGTTATTAATCCCCTGATCGAAGCTATACCATGCTTCCCCAACTCCCGTCTCATCCAATACTGTAGCATTAAATGTTATTGTAGTTGTAGTGAAAGTTACATTGGCAGGACTATTTATAGTTAGATTCGGATTGATATTATCTGCAATAGAAACAAAAGTACTAATATTCAAAGTTCTATTAACATCCCAATCAGTTTGACTTGCATTATCAGTTACTAAAGCATTCCAAAGATAAATACCATCTTGAGTAAAGTTGAAAGTGAATGTTGTAGAATTACTTGTTCCATTCCAAGATGAAACATTAGTATGATTGATTGTGTCATCTGGATTGTAAAGTATAAAGCTTACATTAACTAAAAGAAAATCATCTGTTGCGTTAACTTCAAAAGTTACTATAGTTCCGTTTGTAAAATTAGAGTCATTTGCTGGTCTTGATAGGATTGAAACTGGGGGCTGATCTCCTGCAGCTGCTGCCTCATAAAAATCATAAATAATATTAGGTTGTAATATAGAAGAATAAAAAGGATCTGAGAAATTTGTAGCATATAATTTAAATCTTGATGAGATGACTTCTGTATTATTTGATATTGTGAATGTTGTGTTTTCATTACTTGCTGTTAGATTTTGAGGGGCTGTATAAACGTAGTTTGCCCTACCTTTGTTATAAAGTGAAGTTATTTCATCTGATGATAATGATCTATTGAAGATCATTACTTCATCTATTGAGCCGTTGAAATCCTGTACTGTCGGAATTAATGTACCAATAAATAAGGGTTCTGTTGCTTCCCAGCTACCATTTTTACCAACAGAAGTTTCTGTATTAGAGAGAGAGCCATCAATATAAAATGAAATAAAATCAGAAGTCCTACTAATAACAACAGCAATATTTTGCCATTGATTTGCAGACAATGTTGTTGTTGAAATTTTATTTTTATCACCACCAGTACCATTATTATAAACAAGTATTATAGCACCTGTACTCGATCTATCTATATCCCACCCTGCATCATTATTTAAACTTGAATCTGATTTTCTCATCATTGTTTGTGTACCATCAAGATTCGATGGATTGACCCAAAAAACAAAAGTTATATTTGTATCACTTAGTATATCTGCCACATCTCCAGCATCAATATGATCATTCACTCCATCAAAAGTAAAACTACCATTAAAAATAGCTTGAGTGGTATTAACTTTGACTCCATTTTCACCAGTCCCATTATTCCCATTACCACTCCAATCAAAAACATGAGTATCATTCTCACTTTGATCTGATTGATTATCAAAATGAAACCATAAAACCACACTATCATTAATTGCAACATCATTTCCATCTCCATCAATACTATCATTATAACCCTCTGTAATATTCCATAAACCTAAATCTAAACTTACATTTGTTTGGAAAAACCTTTGAAAACCTGCACTTACATTAACTCTATCTTCATCTGTTAAACTTATATTAAAAGATAAAAACTCTTGAGTACCTTCTGTTTTGAATCTAGCTGATTGATTGTTATAAATATCTAAAACTTGTGCGGCTGTTAAAGAAGTATTGAAGATCATAAACTCGTCCATTGAGCCATTCCATTCTATTCTATCACTAGCTATTTGCCAATTAGTAGCACCACCCCAACCATTACCTGTAGTACTTGTAGTCCCATCTAAAACACCATTTAAATAAATTTTTGCACCAGTATTATTATTCCATGTAAATACAACATGTTGCCATTTGTGAAGATCAGCATTACTTGAAAAAGTTGTGTTTCCTGTTACACTAATAGTATTACCAAAATTACCCCTATAGTGTCCTTCCCATCTTGTATCTGTAGAACTTGCATCATAATAAAATTCAAAGTCTATACCAGAAGCCGAAGCCCCTAATATATCAGCAAAAAAAGGATTTCCAAAATTAAAAAGAACTCTTGGATCTGCCCAAACACTAACTGTTCCTTGACTACTACCAAAATCATTAGTACCAAGATCAACAAAATCGTCCACTCCATCAAAAGTCAAACAATTCCCATAATCTGGTAAACAACCAGTATTATTAAAAGTTCCATTATCAACAGTCCCATCATTATCATTAGCCGTATAATCATAAGTTATATTTCCCTTAGTTGAATGATTAATATCGAAAGACCAATATGCTACTAGATTATTATAAGGAGCTTGGGTTGTATCTATAGTTAGATGTGTAAAGTTATTTTCTTGAGTTATGTTTGTGTCTATTGAATCACTAGAGACAAATTCAGAAAGAGTTATTTTTGGATCAATAAATTGATCTGAGAAGAAAGTTACATTTAAGAAATAATGAGAGATGTTTATTGTTATATTATTACCGTCAATATCTGTTGAATTAAAATTTCCGACTACTTGATTATAAAAATCAAACTGGCATGAGGCTGATTGATTAAATTCTGTTTGATTACTTGTTATATTAAAAAATTCTCCAAAATTTCTGCTACAAACATCTGAGAAATCAAAATGATGTTTTTCTTCTATTCTTTGTCTGGGAATGCTGTTTGTTCTTGTGAATCTTCTTATGTAGGGTTTGTTATTATTTGGGATGATGGGGGATGTTGATTGGAGTTGATAGAGAAAACTTCTGGTTTCATTAGATGTCATATTGCTTATATTAGCTCCAAACTTATTAATTCTAATCCATATATTTTCCGCATTTAAATTATAACTTCCAGATTGATTTTGATAAATAGTAAGATTTGCATTAGCCCATTCTAATTTATATTCAATCTTACTTTCATTTTGATAAACAAACTCTAAACTATTTTCTCCTATCTGAATTAAATCTCTACTTTTTAAATCTGTTAAAGGAATTGTTATTAAAAGTTTTGATCCTGTCCTATTTATATAACCTTTATTAATTCCTTGTTGTTTCAGCTTCATCCCTTTTGCCGTAAAGTTTTGTAATCTGGTTAATAATAAATCTCTATGATTAGCATTATTACAATCAAAAGTAGGAAAATCATCTTGAATAATTGGTTCTACTATTAAGCATTTAGAAATAGTAGGATTATCAACTGCTCCTTTCATCCAATTCCAAGTTGTTAAATTTACAGTTAGATTAATATATAAATTATCAGAATCAAAATACCAACTTTTATCTTCAATTAAATATTTTTCTAATCCTTGATATTTTGTTAATCTTAATGTAGGTTGATTGGTTGTTGTTAAAGTTCCTAGTTTACTTGGAGTTTGTAATTGAGAAGAAGAAGAAATAGAAGAAGGGTGAATTGGAAAAATAGAAGTAATGAAAGAAACTAAAGGAAAAATAGATAAAATAAGAAAAAGAGACAAAACTAAAAAAATCGAGAGGAAAAAAACCACAGAGATAATAATAATTTTTTTATTACCTCTATGTTTGTTTTCTTTCAACATCTTTTTTAAAAAAATTTTAAATTATTTTTGAGGATTAAATCAAACCAACATCCTGTAGTCCTCCTACAGCAATGTTAACTCCAGCAATCATTATTCCTAATGCAAAGAATAAGGTTACTAAACCTAATATTGTAGAAGATGATCCTGTAACATTTCCGCTTTGTGCAGAAACAACTTGATCAGCTACTGATGGTATAAGATTAACTCCAATCAGGATTGTAATAAATCCTTCAAGCAATCTACCTAGTGCCATAATATTTCAAACTCCTCATCACTATTAGTGAGTTTTAGTTTATAAATTTAACTTTTGAAAGAAAGATAGTTAAACTTATAAACTAAAAGGATATTCATTTAAATGAGGAGTTGAATTATGCCATATTATCCTAACTATCAACCTAATTCTGATGAATCTGAAGAAAAAAAATCAAAATATAATGCTGCTGTTTCTCAAATATATAGACTAGATAACTTATTTCAAAAAGCTGAACATTATAGAAGTGTGGGAAATCTAAAAAAATGGAATTGGATTTTAGATAGTATATGGATTGAATTAGCATCTGATTCCAACACAAATGAAAATGAAATATATGAAAAATTTAAGTCAATCATATCGAAATATATGAAAAATAGAGGCATTTTCTATCAAATCTTAATGAGGAAAGAGATTTGGATAAGAAAGTTACAAAATAAACAAGGAAAAGGTACAGCTTATATTGATGACTCCGAAGATGATTTTGAATAAAAATGGTAGTTGTTGAAGTTGGTGGACAATCTTATTATATGAATCCTAAGTTAAAAGAAGTTTGGGACAAAATTAAGGATGGAAAGTTAGCTAAGAAAGATGAAGATAGAGTTTATGTGGTTGATGGTCGAGAGGGAAGTGGAAAAAGTGTATTTGGATTACAACAAGCCTGCTATATTGACCCTACATTAGTAAATGATTTCTCTAGGATAACCTTTTCTGCTCAAGATACATTAGATGCTATAAGAAAAACTAAGAGTACCAAGGATCATACTAAAGTAATCTTCTTCGATGAGGCTTTTAGGGGATTATCTAGTAAAGGAGCTTTGTCAAAAACCAATAAAAAGATTATTCAGACCTTAATGGAAATGAGGCAGAACAATTTAGTGTTATTTTTAATATCCCCTTCATTTTATTTATTAGAATTCTATTCTGCGGTATTAAGATCCAACGCTTTATTCCATATTGTTAAAGATAAGAAAGGCAATGGTAGATCTTTTAGATCATTTAACTATAAAAAGAAAGCAATGTTATATCAAGCAGGTATAAGAAAAGGTTGGAGTTATAATATTTCAAGTAAACATAGAGATAGGTTCTTTAATAAATATCCAGGTGGAAAAGAGTTTGAAGATAAGTATAGAAAACAAAAATTTAAAGCAATAAGAGAAATGGATGATGATCCTAGATCAAAAGAATTGACAGCAAGTGAACTAAGACCTATCTATATGAAACTATTAGAAAAGATTCCCACTATGAAGAAACCTATCAAATTTAATCAGTTTGCAGAGCTTATTTCCATTGATCCGAACACTGTTAGCACTTGGAGAACCCAAATAAGTACTCAAAACGCCTAGATTATAGGTATTAAGCGGGCAATAATATATACATATATGATTATAAATCGTACATAAAAAAATAATTATTCTATTATAATCTTTTCAAAAGGTATATTCAAAACTATATGTGAATTAACTAGTGTTAGAAATCCTTCTTGATCCATTTCCTTTAAGATCTTCAAACTGTTTTCTCTTTCCATTCGGAAGATCTGAATTAGAATTATCTTAGCTCTCCGAGTTCTTAACTTTCCATATTCAGAACATCTCCAAAATCTCTTAAGGATAACCCTGTAAGGAATTGGTATTTTCTTCTCCTCCATTTATATCACCTGCATACAATAAGTTGTGGTTTGAATTATCTTCCATACAGTATGTTGTTATGTTGGGCAGATACTTGCAAGGGTCTGCTTGAAACTCATTACAACTTTTTGTTGAATCATAATAACCAAAAACTATTAACATTAAAATTGCAAACACCATAAACGATTTTAAGAATCCAGAACCCCAAAGAAGATTCTTCCAGTTAACTTTTCCATCCCAAGCTGCAGGATGGATCTGTCTATAACCACTTGAAGTTTTCTGAATGAACAATCCAGGTTTAACTTCTTCAGTATTCTTTGGGGTTAAGGTATCTATGAAACTCATTTTTGTTGAATCAATATATTAAAGTTATCTTCAAGTTCCTTTACTCTTTGCCAAATCTTCTTGATATATTTTTGATTAACAGCAATTCCATTTTCATATTTCTCTAATTTGTTTTCAAGAGCTTCAAACTTTTCTAAAACTTCATTACCTTCTGTTGGTTCTTCAATATCCTCTTCATCAGAACCGTTTTCAATATCATCTAATTCAGCTAGATAGTCTCCACCCAATTCATCTTGGATAGCTTCTGATTTCTTAGATTTCTTATCTTTCTTTTTACCAGCCATTTTACTTTTACCTCCTTTCAATAAAGTTAAACAAATTGGAATAGAAATTATTATAAATAAAATTCCCATTACTAATCCAAAAAAGAAAGTTGGAGATCCTGATAAAACATCTGTTCGAATCATTGAACTTATTTCTGTTATATTCATTTTGTCTTAACTCCTTCTAATCTCTTAAGTGCGAAGAAATTAGAAAGATGAAATGTAATCATCATGTAGAAACAACCAGCTAGGAAATAATGCAAATTACTTGGAAGGAAATAAACAACTATTAATATAATTGGTAGAATAATAAATGCTGATTGAATCATTCCTTCCTTCAATCCTGAGTTTCTTATTAATAATCTTATCAAAGGATTAGCTTCTATAATTACATAATCTTTCTGAGGAAATTTCTGCGAATATATTTTTAAATAATTATAAGTTAAAGTTAGATCTAATAGAGATCCAATTAAGATTAATATTTCAATAGTTGTTGTAGGTATAATATCTGTTATCATTGTTTACATTGTAAAATATTTATTAAAGTAAAATCACAAATGAAATAATCCATAGATAGTATTATTAAGATTAGTACTATAGCATAAAAAATAAATTTTACTAATATTACCCATAATAATAATCTAAGAATCTTAAACATTTTTCCTCCTGTTATGAACTGGTAAGGCTATCCAATAGAAAAGAAAGAAGTAGATGATCAGGTGAAAGAAAATAGCAAAGAAAGTGAAAGAGAGTTTTTGATACCATACAGAAACTCCAATAATGAAGTAAGTGATGGTCAAAGAAATAATAATAGATAACCAAACTGGGACAATTCCAAATACAGATTTAATAATATAATCTCTTTTCCTAGTAGGAGATTTATCTTCTTGAAAATTATATTCTGCTCCTGTTATCGAAAGTATTGCATTATATCTTCGATACGCTGTTACTCCTTGAGAATAACTTACCCCTACTCCAAATATTAAAGCAAACACTATATACCAAAATCCTTTATAGATTAAGATACTACTAACTATTATTATTCCCAGTATCTGTAGGAAGTGGGATTGATATTCTATCTTAGCTAACCTCTCTGGAGGAGGGTTACTAATTGCTTTTTTTATCTCCTCTATTTTAGTCATGGCATATACTCCGTTTTAACTACTTCTAATTCTCCCAATAAACTATAATCATAACAATAGCAAATATCTAAATCATAATAACCATCAGGATAATCTGAACAAATATCATAAAGACAAATGTTTTGGTTCTCTATTTCTTTAGACGTTAAATTCCATAGAAAAACTAAAGATAGTGTTTCTAATAAGAATAATGCTATGAAAATAATTGCTGTTATTTTCCATCCGTTTGTCATTCTTTCTTGCCTCCTTTCATAGTTCGTTTACTGCCTTCTCTCTTGTAAGGAAAACCTTTATTGGTTTTCTTCTTTTCTTTTGAAGTATTTCTTTTATCTATCATTGTTTATCCATTGATTTTTAACTGACTGATAAGGATAATATATAAAAATTATAATATTCATAATAAAAGTTGCTAGTGTAAGTGAAAACTTTGCATATGGTTCTTCAATCAGTGGTAGAAGCTCAATATTCTGGAGTGTTAAAGAAAAGGCAATTACAACTAATAATAACCATTCAATTGAACCAGCTTTATCATTTACCATTGTTTATCTTTTACCCTAAAAGTTTTATGTTGTAAGGCTATTCACTTGTGGTTGTGTTAACCTTCTGTTTAACTTTAACTATGTTTTTCATATATTAACTCCAATAATAATCCCTAATATAACTCCAATTATAGAAGAAATAAGTATTGACATATTATCTATACTCTCTTTATTCATTTAACATCCCCCATTATTTTATTTATATCCCTTCTCTCAGCCTCAGTAAATATCAATGAAGATCCATAGTGAGCTAAGTAAGTATCTATATCATGCCCCATTCTATAACATAACTCAGCTATTTCTTTATTATAAGTTCTCATCCACATTCCATAAGTTTTTCTAATATTGTGGGGAGAGAAATTATACCAATCTTCAAACAAAGGATCTTTAACAGTTTTGTTTTCTTCATAAATCTTTTTCAACTTTCTTTTAAGTATGGCAGAATAAGCAATAGTCCTTGAGACATAATATTTTTTCTTGTCTTGATTATCTAAAGAATCATAATCCTTCGGGAGTATAGAATTATTTAAAAAGATGTATTCCTTAGTATTTATCTTCTTACCCCTAACAAATTTCTTATATTCTTTTATGAAATTATTAGCAACAAAAAATCTTCTGGATTTTCCTGAAGCATAAGAATTTTTCTTAGCTTTTTTTTGTTTAACAACTGTTAGATTTATAGTTCCCCTTTCCTCATCAATATCCTCATACTTGATATTTAATCCTTCCATGATCCTTGCTCCAGTATGGAGTAATGTAAGGAAGAAAAATCTATGTTGTTTATTTGAAATTGAATTAATAAAAGCATTCCATTCTTTTGGGAAAAAATATCTTCTCCTATCTTCCCTAACAGAATATTTCCTACCATCACTTTTAGTTCCTATCCTAACACCTGGATATTGTGATTGTCTAAGTTTTAGTTTTTTCATTTTTTCTTTTTAACTTTTACCTTAGTAGAAAAATATCTTTGAGTACCGTTAATAATCTTAATAGATATATATACAAAAAGGGTTATAATTAAAAAAATTCCTATGAAAATATCAACCTGAACTAATACTAATGCAAATCCAATCATCATAAAACTAAAAAATAATTGAATCAATGAGTTACCAACATCCTCTTCCTTTCCAATCATCTTCTTTGTAAACCACATTAACCATAACCCTAAATGTATAACTAATGCAATAGAAACAATCTGTTTTTGAAATCCTTCAGGAATTTTTCTTATAATATCTAAGAAGATTATAATCACAAAATAATTTAGAATAATACTATATAAATAGGGAGAATATTTTTCATAGGCATTTTGAAGAGAATATACCAAATTATCAATCCCGTCCTCAAAATCATTTAATACTAATTTTAATTTTCCCTTTTTTTCTAATGTTTTTAAATATTTCTTCCTTAACTTTTTATTCCAGAATAATTGTAGGAACGTATAAAGAAAAAGTGATAATAAACCTATTATTAATAACACTAACACTAATGGTTCTTCAACCTCAAATAATATATCTAACCATTCCATCCTAAATATCCTTTAAAGTATAACATTTAGAGACATTACTTCTTTATAAACCTTTGTGTTTTATTATTCTTTTGAGTTAAAAGTTAAATGCCCTTCCTTAGTTATAACCTTGCCAATCTTAACATATCTTGAAATAATAATATCATTGGAAGGATCATATAATATCCTCTCGTCATCTTTACCATAAACTTCAAAGTTTAATAGAGGGCTTAAATGAATTACTTCAAAACCTTCTTCAATTATATTATTTAGTTTTTGATTCATCTTCCCAACTATCCTTATATTTTTTCTCATTACTTTTATCTTGTCTTTTCATAAATATATAATAAAACCACCATAGAAATAAAATTCCTATTATAATTTTAAATATTATCTGCTGCATCTTCATCCTCTTCCTTACCAAATTTTTGATTATGAATAAATTTAGAAATTCTATTATAATGCCGAGAACATTTTCCTGAACAAGTATTAGAATTTATAGATCTTAATACAGGTTTACTTTTAAATATCTGATTATCATAACCTTCTGTCCTTTCTCTAGCTCTAGCATGTCTATAAAATTGATCTTGACATATAATACATAATTTCCTAATTACTCTTTTCATCTTGTAACTTACATTCTGGACAATGAAATGTCCAACCTTTTTTAGTTTCTTTTTGATTTAATAGTTCCCCACAAGTTGTACATCTACTTTCTGTTATTGCTTTTAAGTCTGGTGATTTTGTACTACCCATCTATTAAATCCTCATCATCAAATTTAATTTCACTTAATTTATCAAAGGTTTCCTGCTTCATTCCTATAGGTTTAGGATTATAATTTTTAGGATCATAATCAAATGTCTCTCCCTTCCTTCCCTTTCTTTTCTCTCTATTATATCTATCATACTCTTTCATTACTTCTCTACAATTTACACATAATTTATCTCGTATGTTCACCATTTTTTTCATCCTTGTCTTGTACGGACTCTCCACTAAATAATTCTTTATATATAACATAGAAAATAGTTAAGATTGCTAATCCAACAAGTAAAATAGGTATATCTTGTATATTCATTTTAAGGTTTAATCTCCCAGATATTATCTTTTCTACTCATTATAATCAATATTGTAGATGAAAAAAAGTACACAAATAATAAAACTATCCCCTCATTTTTTGTATAATTTTCAGAATGAATCATTGGGAAATACCAAACACAAAAATAAAAAAACCCCTCAATAATTATAATATATTTTATAAGTTTATTTTCCATTTTCTCCCTCTTTTTTTATATTCAAGTAAATGGTTGAGCCTTGAAACCATTTACCAAATATTAATAAATCAAGATAACATATCCATGAAGGAATATATAATAAATAACTAAGGTAACTCTCCTTAACTTTTTCAACAAATCCGCTTTTAAGATATATAATTCTATCCCTATCTTCATCGTCAAATTCTTTGTTGTTGGGAAAGGTTTTATTATTGCCTATTCTTTTTTTGAGTAATAAAGTCACTAACCAATTTATATTCTCTTTTATTTTAATTACAAAATATCTAAAGAAAATACTATAATGATAATAATCATCTATTTTAAAATTATGTTCTTGAAAAAGTTCTTTAAATTCTTTAAATTTTAATCTTATTAAATGTCCTTTAAACTCGGGTCTTTTCTTTCCTATTAGTTTATAAAATATTAAATCAATTCCCCATCCATTTTGTGTGGTGTCTATTATTATTCTACCATTATCTTTTAAAATTCTTCTCCACTCATTTAATGCTTGTTTAAGATCTTTAGAGTGTATGTGTTCAAAAACATCGATCAATAAAATATAATCAACCGATTTATCTTTTAATGGTGTTTTCAATAAAGATGAATGTATTTTTATTGTACTGTCTTCGGGGATTTTTGAAAGAGCAGAGTTTGATATTTCTAAAACTGCTATTTTGTTGAAATGCTCTCTGAAATACCATGACCAATTACCTACTCCCCCTCCCATATCAACTAAGAGATTTTTCTTATAGAGGGGCATCCATTTATTTAAAACTTTTATAGTTACATAATTATCAAGCCACCTTTTTCTATTTCTATCTATTGTCCAAAAATCTTCAAACCAATAATCTTCATAAAATTCTTCATAATTAAAATTTTCTGTTTTATTCATTTTTCTACTCCTTTTTTACCTAATGTGTGGCTACCTATATTCTCACTTATTTTTCCAATACCTTTCTTATTTATCATATGTTCATCTCTCAAATGTTTTCTTACTTGATATCTAGTACCCTTGAATGAACATCTCTTACAATGATATGATTTCATTCTTCCCTCTCCTCATCTTTTCTTACCTTTTACGCACTCAGGAATATAGTAAATCCCTTGTTTATCTCGTTTATAAAATCTCCTTGATCTTGTAATATAAACTCCCTGACATATTTCTAAGGGATAAAATTCATCAGAATCTATCACTATAGTTTGAGGATATTTTCCATGTCCACAACAACAAGCAAGAGTTTTAATGCCTTCTCTTTTAAGATTTTTAATTAATTCCCTCATGCAAGAATCTATTCTCGTATCTCCCCACTTGCTCCATTTACACATTTTTGTTCTCCTTTCCAACTGCGTCCTTTAATTTTAAAACATATCCAACTTTTCCATCACCCATATCAATTTCAATGCTCTCATCCATCTCATAACCATTTCTTTTGGCATTTCCTCTAATCGAACATTTCTGACAATATCCTGCATATTCATTATGAACAAGATTATCACAATTTGGGTTCTTACATATCTTATTCATCTTTCACCTCAAAACTGAACCGACCTATATAATTTGAATTATATAGTTGTATAATCTGCATTATATAACTCATTGTTTCTCACCTTCGTTTGATTGCTCCAAGATGCACTTTTTAGGTTCAATCTTGTTAAAGTAACTTTTATACTTTCCAATTTCAATTATTTCATTTACCTCAGTCATATGAAATTGGCTATCACAATTTTCACAATACCAATCCATTACATCATAATTTGTATCATTTTTGAAACCACAGATAGGACAAGTGACTTTATCTTCATCATTAGACCACTCATTAAGAATGTAATCTCCAACTTTAAATTTATTTTCCATCTTTCCCTCCTTCGTTTGATCGCTCTTTTATGAACTTTTTACCAGTAAAATCTATGATTAGAGAATAATTATATTTCTGTCCTCTTTTTACAATACCTTTAAAACCAATAACTAAGGGTTTCCATCCTTTAGATTCAATGTATTTTCCTATTTCCTCTAGTAGTTTTTCTTCATTCATTTTAACATCTCCATTAGTATATGATTATAAACTTGTTCAATTTCTTGGTCTGTTGCGTGATTTGGTTCTAATTCAGATTTTAATTTATCTTTAAGACTTTTTAAAAAATAAGATTTCTTTTTTAATATCAATCCTTTATTAACTAAATCACTTATTCCTTTATCAAAAGCTCCACCACCACCATAATTAGATTTATAACCTAGTCCTTTATTATAGATTTCCATCTTAGTCACTTGATTCTCTTTTGCTTCAATCCATTTGATTACTTTTTTCATATCCTCAGATAATGATGTTATTTCTGACAAGAATCTCTGCTTAGCCTCTTCCAAAAAATCCTTCTTAATTTTCTCTAATGGGGCAACTTCATAAGTAACAGAACCAGTAGTTTTAGGGACTCTTGCCAAAACCTTCGATATTATTGCTTCTTCATCAACTGAAACCGAACCTCCATTTGTTTGTAGTATTGGCATCTTTTGTAATAATTTACTTATTAATTCTTCTTCATTAATTTCTTGGACTGGCTTTGATTCTAGTTTATAAATTTTCTCTGCCTGATTTTGTTGATAAGTTTGTAACTCTTGAATCTTATCGAAGAAATCATTCCTTAATTGGACTATCTCTTTTTTGATTCCACTATCATCAAACTTTATCTCAACAGATTCTTTGTTTTTTTGAACTGGTGCTATGGATAAGGGTATTAGACTCTCTGGTGGTTTAACATCTGCAACATCCATCTCTCCTTTAGCAATTTTTATTGCAGTTTCATCATCCATCCAGATTGGCTGAACATAAACATTGTTTACTCCTTCATAACTCGATAAAACGAAATGTCCTGTTCTTAATCCCATAATATCTTCTTCTTTTGGTTTAGATTTTTTAGGTAATGATATTTGATCTAAAGTATGTTTAACTTCATTTCTCTCAGATTGATAGCCTAAAATCCAAGTAGAGATTTGTTTTAATGGGATTTTATCAACTCCTGCCATATCTTGAGAATCAATCCAAATGAAATTATTATTTGTTGCTCCTTGCCTTATATAGCTCTCTACCATCCTCTTACAAGGATTATTATACTTTTGAGGCAGAAACTTCCAAGCTTCAGGAATTACAATTATAACATCCTTCATTGTCTTCAAAACTTCATCAGCAACAGATTGAATTATTAATGATTGAGCTTCTTCAGAAAATCTCTCTAAGTTCATTATATTTATTCCGTCATGGACATTAAGAGTTTTAGATAAATTTGCATATTGAATTTGAGGGATGAGATTCTCTAAATAATGTTGAAGTCTGATATGGATCTCCTCTTTTAATCCTCTCAATTTTCCTTCTGCTAATTTATCATCAACCTTCTTTTTAATTTCAATTAGACTTGCAGATCCTTTACATAACATCATTAAAGTTCCTTTCTCTAAGAATAGTTTTTCTTTTGCATATGCCTCAATCAAGCTCCTAACAAATTCATAATCGCTTCTATCTCTAAAGAATGGTGCAACTTCAGTTCCCTCTGTAAATGATTTTTCTCCTATTTTTGTTTTAAATATTATTGCCTTTAATCCACTTCTTTTTATCAATGCCTCTAAAGTGGTTGTTTTTCCTGAAAGTTGAGTAACTCCTGTTACAATTAGATGAGATGCACTGATTCCAATCTCTTTTCCTGTTTTTATTTCATATCCTAGTTTTATCATTTGGCATATTCTTCAATTTCTTTTAATGCTTTTTTATAATATTTATCAAATTCTTTTTTAGAACAAGGAACATATCCAGGCATAGTATTATACATTCTATCTTCGGTTACAATTTCAATATTTCCATAACTATTTTTTTCTACAGCTAATACCTTTATCCCATCCTCAATTACCTTAATCACCTTTAGATATACATTCCAATAATCAGATTTCTTAGATGGAACTGAATAAGAATTATTCTTATAAACAAAACTCTTTCCCAATAATTCTTTGGAATCTTGCTTCATTATCTCATCTTTTAATCTATCTCTATCCTTGTGTAAACTATCCATATTCTTTTTGTAAGACTTATCAATTTGTTTATTTAATAATCTTAGCTCTTTCTTTAGTTCTCTTAGTTTAGTCATTTTTTCTCTTTTTATTCCAATAAGGTGATTTACATTTAGGGCAAATAATTGGCTCTTCATCTTTACGAGGTTGCCATTTATGAGGACATCTCTCACAATTATATTCTCTCACTTGGATTGTTTTTTCTCCCATGTTTTATTACGAAACTATACTTTATAAACCTTTCCTATTAAGTATCACTTAGAGTATTTGTTCCTATTTCCGTTCATCTTTGAACCATTTATAATATTCTCTTTGCTCTTCTCCTTGATGAATAATTAAGATAGGTAAACCAACCACTAATCTTTGAATGTTCATAATAATCCGTCCAACCCTTCCATTTCCATCTTCAAATGGATGTATCTTCTCAAATTTAATATGCCAATCTTTTATTCTTTTTTCGGCAATCTTTTTTGAATAATTGCTTAATAATTTAGATTTAGAGATTAATTTATCTAATTCTTTTTCAATTTTTTCTGGTTTCAAACACTCTCTTGCTTCATATCTATTTCCAACATAAATAGGACACTTTCTAATATTTCCTGCAATTACGGAATTGATATTTATCATTAATCTTTTATGCACTCCAAGAATAAATTTCAAGTCTATTTTGTTTTTTTGTTTTTTAGCCCAACTCCATGCCTTTACTGTATCATCTAATGCTGATGGGGCAAACTCTCCTTCTATGGCATTGCTTTCTATCAAAAATATTCTTTCTTGTTCTTTCATTCTTGTTCCCCCTGCCGTTCATCTAAGTCATTTATCTTTACACATCTCTTAATTACCTTATCTTTAAACTCCAAAGAGTTATTCCAAAATACCCTAATCTTCTTTTGCCCTTTCTTTCTATAAAAAAATATAAAATCAGATAACTTGTTTTTGTTTAAAAACTCAATTAAGTCTTTCTGTTCATAACTTCCATCACCGATAGTATCGTCTCTATTTTCCATTATCCTTCCTCCGTTCAACTACGTTCTTTACTTTTCTTTTATAAGGTCGTTTTAATACTTGTTTTAGTGAATGGAACTCTTGCCAATCATCTGAACTTTTATATGTTTTATTTTTAAGATAATCCAATCTCTCTTTGTTGAGTATTTTAGTTTTTTTTATCGTATTTCTTAATCCTTCACTACTATGTTTTGTCATTATCCGTCCTCCGTTCAAATGGGTCATTCTTTTTTAGCATCTTCACAGCCATGTCCTCTAACATCAATCTCAATTTCTTTCTTTTCTTTGGAGATAAATATTTATAATTTCCATTTTCCCACCAGATTTCTAATTTCATAAATAAATCTTCTGTATATTCTTCATCATATTTTATCTCAACTACCATCATTCCTCCGTTCAAATAAGCACCTAAATTTCTTCTTCCATTGATTCCATACCCATTTTTCATAAGCAAATGGTTCTCGGTTCTGCCTATCCAGATCACTCAATCTTCTCATTTCTTGTTCAATTTTCATTCTGTTTCTCCCTGTTTACCTTTTACGTACATTTTATAATCTTCTTCATTCCAAGCAAATTGTTCACAACCACATTCAAGAATTCTACAGTGACCAAAAATAAAATCATTATCTACATGATAACCTGATGCGTGTCCACAACTCTCACATTTATACATCTTTAACACCTTCATTTAATTTAGGGTTTGCGTAGTCAAATGAAGTCAAAAGGATAAATACCATCACAAACCCAATTGTTCCCCATACCTTAAACAAATTAATATAATCTGCATTTGTTGCAGTAGATAATGGTTGTGTGAATATTAATAAATAAAGCATTAGTCCACCATATCCAATTCCAAATGCCTTAAATAAATTACCCCCAATTTGATTTAATTTCATTTCTCCTTTCCTCCATCTTGTTTAGGAAGTGCATATAATTCTTTTAGTTCTTCTTTGATTGATTGCATTGTTTCAATTGTATGGTCTTTTACCATGTCTAAATCATTCCATTCTTCTTCTAGTCTTTTTATTTGTTTTTTTATTTTATTCATTTTTCTACCTCTTTAGGTTTTATGAAGTTATTATAATTCTTGTGCCATCTCATTGGAATCCCATATATAATACGATAGTTTTGGCAGATATGAAGGTAGGGTTCTGGTTTAAAAGTTGCCATTATTTCTGACCATATCCAATAAATCATTTTTTCACCTCTTGTTTAGGATCTGTAAATTCTTTTAACTTAAATTCTTTAATCAACTCTCTTACAATTTTTCTTGCTAATGGTTTATTAAGATTAAAGTTTGCGAAATCATATCCTTTAATATCTAAAACTCTCATTTTTATTCCATCCAAATGAACAAGATATAAACTTAGTTTAGATTCTTTATTATCAATAAATTCAAATATTTCATCTGTTAAAACACCTTCACCCATTGTTAGTTCCCTCCTGTTTAAGATCTATGTCTTGAATTAGTGAATCATCAACACCTATCTCGTCATATTTTAATTTGAAAGAATTACCTGCTCCATCAATAAAGGCATGGATTAACATATGATTTTCCTTAAATTCTACTTCTAGCTTATCTGCTGCTTGATGCCCTGTTAGAGGATCAAGAGTTCTTGTTGGATAGATAACTGTCTTCTTTGATTTAATCTCTATAACTGGCTTTATCTTAGGTATTGCATAAGTTAAAATATTTTTATGATCCCTTTTAGCCTTTTCAGCTAAGTATTTCTTAGGTGCTTTACCTCCTCCCATTACTCTTTACCTCCACCTTGTTTAGGTTTTACGAACAATTTAGTTTGTTCTAATAAGGGTTTTAATCTTTTATTAGCAATCTCAATATATTCAGGATTTAATTCAATACCAATAAATCTTTTGTTTTGTTTCAAAGCAACTAATCCTGTTGTCCCTGATCCGAAGAAAGGATCTAAAACTATTCCTCCTTCAGGACATCCAGCTTTAATTGGAGTTTCACATAATTCTTCTGGATAAACTGCAAAGTGAGCTTCTGAGAATGGTTTTGTGGGAAGTGTCCAGACCGTTCGTTTATTTTTACCTTGAATATCTGGTCTAAGACTTCTTGCTCTTTCAGGATAGTTTGGTCTTTGTGTCCTTGCTCTTGGAGAATTAAAATTTTCAAAATTTTCTTCTTGAGAGAATTTTCCTTTGTATCTTTTAGTATTTTCTCCACCCCATCTATCCATAGGTTTATCATAAGGTTCATATTGAGTCTCAAAATAATATTTCTTTTGTTTACTAAAGAAAAATAGATATTCAAAGTCTACAGTAAATCTATCCTTGACAGAGGAAGGCATTGTATTTGGTTTATGCCAGATAATTATATTTCTTAATATCCATCCTCTATTGACCATTTCTATTGTAAATCTCATTGGGATCATTGTCAGGCATTTGTCTGGAACTTGACGATTTACAGATCTTTTCTCATTTCCAACACTATTTAAACATTCTTTAGAACAAAAATTTCTGTTTAATCTTCCCTTAAATTTCTTTCCACAATATAAACAGTTTTTATTTGAAACTGCTTTATTACTTTCAATTCTTGATGGTCTTTGCCATGTTCTAGTCCTATTACTTCCATAAGGCATAACATAAACTTGTTTTCCTTTTGGTTCAACATTATTCTTTTGAGTCCCAGCTCCACTGCCATAATATGTATCTCCTAGATTAACCCAACAAGTTCCTTCCTTTTTCAAAACTCTTTTCACTTCATCAAAAATATCACATAACTTATTTATGTATTCTTCAAAAGTTGGTTCTAACCCTAATTGTTCCTCAACCCCATAATCTCTTAAAGCCCAATAAGGAGGAGAAGTCATAGACATATCTATAGATTCATCTGGTAACTCTTTTAGATGTTGTAATGCTGATCCATTCATTATTATATTAGTTTTCATCTTCCCTACATTCATATTTTTCTTCCTGTCCCCATACATATCCACATTCTTCACAAATTGTTACTTGTGAATCTATATCTTTCACAAAACTGTGCGCTTTTCCCATCAAAACTTCCTCCTAAATTCTTCTAAAGCTATCTTTGGATTAAGATGTGTATAAATATTTGTAGTAGCAATATTCTCATGCCTCGCTAGGATTTGAACCCTGGTTATATCAATTCCTTTCTCAACTGCGTGAGTACAAAACCCATGCCTTAAACTATGGAAATGGATTGTTGGTTTTTGTTCTAGAATTCCTGATTCTTCACAGGCTTTCATAAATGCCTTTTGTAATGCTCTAACACCACATAGTTTTTTAAAAGGCATCAACTCAAGCATTTCTTTTCTAAAGAACTTAGGTAAGATTGCTATCCCATCTTTTCCACCCTTACCTTCTTCAACCAACATTGTTCCTTGCTCAAAATTAATACATCTTGATTCCATATTAACTATTTCACTTATTCTTAATCCAGCATAGAAGCCCATCATATAAGCAAACTTATGATGTTTGTGTTTTGAAACTCTCATTATTGCTAATAGATCATCTTCTGAAACAAATACTGGAAGTTTCTTTTTTCTTCGTTTCTTTGGTTCTACGGTTGGTGCTTGATTCAGTTTTTCCATCATTTCAGTATTTTGTTTTTGATAGTTCATATTGACTCACTCCTCAGGATTGATACATCTTGAATATTATAATTAACTAGATAAAATACTGCCATGTGATCTTCTATTCCAAGCTCTCTTGCCACATCTCCACAATTCTGTCCTTTCTTAAGAAGATTTAATGCTTCTATTCTTTTTTCTTTTGGAATAGCTTTAACTAATTCTAAATTATTTTTCTCAACTTTCCATCTACAATGTTCTAATGTTTCTATTCCTTGTTTAATCTCTGGAAAAAACTTTGCAAACTTCTTAGGTTCTTTATTTAAATGTTCCTCATAAATTTGTTCTATTGTTTCATTACTCATTCTCCTTCCTCCTGTGGTTCGTTTTTCGCAACTTTCTGGTATCCAAGTTTAGCAACTTCTTTTAAGTCTTTTTCAGCATAACTCCAATCTTGATTAGTTTCTAAATCCATTATACATCTGCCAAATGATTCCCATAATTTCAATCTTCTCCTTACCCAAACAATATCCTCTCGTCTCCCATCAGGGATTGTGTGAGTTAATCCATTAACTAAACCATTCACCACAAGTTGATGCCATTCCTTAATTTTATCTCTCATTTTCTTCTCCTTTCGCCAGATTTATGAACTTCTTTCTATAATTTTTGGCTATTGATCTTTTTCTAGCGAAGGTTCTTATAGTTTCTCTGATATTATTTAATTCAAAGTCATCAAACTCAAAGTTAGCAACTACAAACTTACAATTATTACAACCAAAGTTAATATGATTCCATTCTATCTCTTGTTTATTACCACATTCAGGACAGGTTATATTAATACTTCCATCAAAACCTACTTCTGATTTTAGTTTACTCACTTTTCTTTCTCCTTAGGTACATCTTTGCTCTGGTCTATCAACTCATCAATAACTTCTGAATATGATTGATTAGGATGAACTTTAAGTTGAGATAGTTTCTTCAAAACAGATTTCTTAATCTGCATTTGCGTATAATCTTTTGGATTTTTTCTTGGCATTTTGAATATAATAAAGGACAGAGGTTGGAAACCAACCCCTGCTCTCCACCTTTCGGCTTCGAGTATAAAATTTAATTATCTTCTAAAATTGCTTTCATTTCTGTTTCCAATGTTTCAATCCTTCTGTTCATCTGAACTAAGGCTCTTGTTGCATTGTCTTTAAATTCAAGCAATGTAGCTATGTATAAAGTTGCTTCATTTTCAGGAACTCTTTTTATTTCCATCTTATTCATCACCCCCCTCTTCTAGTAATTCTTTTCTTTTTGCTTCTCTAAAAACTTTTTCAACAGATGCATTTTCTACAAGCTGTCTCAAATGGTCTAGGACAGAATCAAGTTCATCCCAGTGTTCTTGTCGTAGACTAAATCTTAGCCTATTAAAGTCATCAATATGGTTATTCCATATATCAACAAAGTTCATGTCTTTATACATGCCTTCCCATATCGATTCTTTTTTTATTTGTTTTGTTTCCATTGTTTTTCTCCCCTAACCTTAATGGATAAAGTTAGTATTATTTATTTATGTTATATTAAGGTAATACCCCCTTATAAACCTTTCTATAATGAATGATATAGGTTATTTTGGTTCATCTTTGTCTTGGATTGTATCATTTTCTTTTAACATATCATCTAATTCAATCTTAAAATTCTTAGAAAAAGGAAGATTATATTCTTTTGATTGTTTATCTGAGATACCACCTAGTAATCTAAAAAATGTTGTTACTTCTCTAACAAATAATGTTGTAGCTATTATTATTAATACTAAAGCCATTATCATGATAAAGATTGCTAACTTAATTTTAATTTCCATCTTTTACTCCTTTGTCTTGGGATACAACATGATTTTCTTTATAGTGTTCAAAGACTTCTTCCTCCTGTTTGAACCTCTTATTACACTCTCCACATATCCACCAATCTTTTGTTTCTATTATATTAAAATCCATTTCGTTTTTTCTGTCTTCTTTGCACTTCTTACAATAAATAATTGTTCCATTCTCAAAAGGTCTTCCACATAAAATGTAATCTTCTTCTTCGCAATGTCCAATATATTTCTCGCATCCTTTAGGTTGGCTTTTGGTATCTTCTGAGAACATCTTACATTTACATTCATCTTTAGTACATCTATCATCCTTCATAAATTCATCATAATGAAAGTTTGCATGATATCCACATTCCTTACAGATATTCACTTCGTTTTTGGTTGAATCTATGTTATCATAATGTTGGTCATGACAATCCTTACTGCAAAACCCTTTAAATCCAAGATATTTATTACAGCTTAAACAATAGTTTGCAGGGTTTTCTTTTTGAGTTGACTTGGCGTCTCTTTCTTTAAATTGTAAACAAAGATTAGTAAAGCCTGTAGAAGTATTTCGTCCATGACTTGCAATTCTAACGTCTCGTTTAGAAAGTATTTCTAATAACATTTTCTCTTCTTCTGTTTCTGGAATTAAATCCAATAATTCATCTTTACTTGTTTCAATTTTCATTTTATTTTTTCCTTGAGTATTAAACCCCCATCCCAACTTTTCTATAGGTTTTTGCCTACAACCCAACTAAATGGGTTTTTTGGGATAGGGGGAAAAGAGGTGTAAATGACCTTTCTACAAAAAGCCCTTACTAAAGGTTTTTTTAAAAGAACCTCATTAGGAAACTTTCTCAACTAAAAGGTGTTAAAGTTAAGTATGATCTAATCTAATAAGCTTTGAAACATAGGTATCCATTTTCATCAGTTACAGTTTCTATATCTTCCTTTCCAATCATACCCTTTACATTCTGAGCATTGTGGAAGATTAAAAATTGTCCTAAAGCTGAACCTTTACTTATATTACCATCACTGTCTTCATTGTACCAAGTAGCACTTTCTTTAATACTACTTGCTTTTAAATACTTGATATTTGAAATTTCTATTGTATCTTCCTTATCTGGATGTTTTGAAATAAAGATAGCTTTGTCCCCAACTTCCTTTCCTTCCTTATTCTTGATAAGATCTACTTTAGCATCAATTATTTTTACTTTTGCAGGTTTCAAAGTTTCCATTTCTTTATTGCCAATTGCAGTTTCTAGTTTGTTTTGATTTTCCATTTTTTTATTCCCTCCTATGAATTTAATTAAGTATTAAATTAATTTATCTCCTGCAAGTTGATTTCTTAATTCTTTATTAATAAGAAATAATCTATTTAATTTAATAATTAAATCTTCTTTTGAACCATCATTTAAGTTAACTAAATCAATAACATCATATTGCAAATGAAGATTTTGTTTTTCTCTCAACTTAATAAATTCTTTTACTTCATCTTGTAGAATAACATCTAAGCCTTCCCACTCTGCACAATAATTACTTAAATTAAATTCCATTTAAATCCTCCTTTTTCATTGAAGTCCTAATTTTCTTACAATTAAAACAAATTTGAGTTATACAATTATGATAAGTGCTAAAAGCAACTTGTTGAATATGATTCTTTTTTTGACAACTAGGTATAGCAAAACCCCTTAAATCATCTTCATGTATTAATTCTAAATTAAATTCTTTTTCCATTTTATTCAAACCTAACAACAGCATTTTCAATGGGTTGTCTTTTACTTAATTTAAAAAAACATTGGCTACATAACCAATCACCTTGAGGGTCTACTGTTTCTACAAAAGCTCTATATTCTTTACAAATTTTACAATATTCATTTCTTGTTTCAGTCATTTTCCTAAACACTCCTCTACTTCATTATCAGTAAAATAAAATTCTTCTGTAATTCTCTTTCGATCATTTGATTCACAAAAAAAACTAATATCACCAAAAAAATAAAAAGAATGAGAAAATGTAGATTGATGTTCATTACAAACATTAACTCCTATATCTGTAAAACACTGACTATCTTGTACCTGTCTCATTAATAATTCCAGACTAACAAGGTAAAGTAATGAACCTATCATTACAATAATAAATAAAATAACTATTATATAGGTTACACTCATTCTATTTCAACCTCCGCAAGTTGTGTTAAATTAATATCATACTTCACTATTAATTCTTCTACTTCTGCTATAGATAATAAACTACTTCTTCCATTACCCATTACTAGAAGTTTGATTTCTTTACTAAATTGTTCATATTTATTTTGTTTCATCCTCAACCTCATCTAATATTTCTTGAGCAGTTTTGAATTCTCCAGTTACATATTTTTGGTGTAATATTCTTAAATCTTCTGATAATATTCTACCTATATTTATTACAACTTCTTCACGGATTTGTATTATTGATTTCATTTTAATCTTAAACTTTTTGAATGTTTAACATCCTTAAATAATTCACACTCATTATTTTTACATTCAATTTTAACATCCTCATATTTTCCATCACCATAACAATATTCCTTGCCATAATTATAACTGTAATATTCATATCCTAATTGTTTACAAATATTATCTTTTTGAATATCATTGTCAATTTCTTGATAAACATTAAAT